ACTCTTTCATAGTTATACTATTACACCAGGAGTTAAATATAGGTTACTACATAAGAAAGGCAACAGGACAACGAATATCAAAACCTATTAAGATATTAGATTGCTTACCTTGTTTCTCATTTTGGATCACTTTAATAGGTACAATATTAACCACAAACAACTACTATATACCTTATTTCTCTTTTTGGAAAACTTTAATCGGTACATTAATAACAACGAACAACTACTACGTACCTATGGTAGTGTTCTTAATCTTTAAAATATATGATGCTATCAAATCAAACTTTTAACACGTTAAACGAAGTTAAAACGATAATTGTAGAGCGTAAAGCTAAAACGACAAATGAAGAATACTTAAAACTAAACGAAGTATACGCAGAGATAACAGGTAAACCAATAAACAGAGGTTGTGATGCTTGTATGGGAACAGTGTATCAAATCCTTAACAATTGGATTGATAAGTTTTACGACATTCAAAAAGCAAACATTAACCCTATCGCAGTAAAGAAAACGAGAGTAAGAAAACCAAAAGCATAAACGAAAATGGCAAAGAAGAAATACATAGAAACACCTGAGAAACTATGGGAACTATTCGAAGCATATGTTTTAAATGAGAAACAAAACCCTATGTATAAACAGGAATACGTAGGTAAAGATGGAAGAACAGAACTAACACCATTAGAAACGCCAATAACATTTGAAGGGTTTGAATGCTACTTAATGGATCAAGGAATAATAGGAGATTTAGGGGATTACTCAAGCAATAAAAATGAACAATACTCTGAATATTCCACCATCATTACACGTATAAGAAAAAATTGCTTTGTTCATAACTTTAGAGGCGCTTCAGTAGGTTTGTTTAATGCTAACATTATAGCAAAGAAATTAGGACTATCCGAAAAGTTAGAAACACAACAAACGATTATACAAAGGTTTGATTTCGATGTCAACGATTAAAGGATATAAACCACACGAAAAGCAACGATTAATACATAACTCAATAAATAGTGAGCCGTATAAGTATTATATTCTAAACATAGGTAGGCAGTTCGGTAAAACGATGTTAGGTATCAATCAAATGTTGTATTGGGCTATCAATCACAAAGGTTGTAGTATTGCGTGGGTTACACCTATCTACAAGCAAGGAAAGAAAGTGTTTGATGAGTTGGAGTCTGTAACTAAAAGTAGTGGCTTATTTGAGTACAATAGAAGTGATCTAACGATTAGTGGTTTTGGCTCAAAGATTCAGTTTTTTAGCGGTGAACGTCCTGACAACATTCGAGGGAATACATTTGACTATTTAATAATTGATGAAACAGCATTCACACGTTCGGAGTTATGGAGTGAAGTGCTAAGTGCAACTGTCTTAGTAAAGGGAAAGAAGGTTATCTTTATTAGTACTCCAAAAGGTAAAAATCACTTCTACCAATTATCAATGCAACATAACTACGATGAAAGGTACAAGTACTTTCAGTTTACAAGTTATGACAATCCAATGATTGATAAGGCAGATTTAGATGAAAGAAAACGTAGTTTACCTGATCATATATTCAGACAGGAATACTTAGCAGAATTTATAGACAATGCAAGTGGACTATTTAAACACGTGGACCAAGCTATCAAACAACCTACTGAGAATAACACTCAATTATATGCTGGTTTAGATATAGGAAGAGCAGACGATTACACGGTACTATCAATAGTCAACAAGTATAATCAAATGGTTTACGTTGAACGTTGGAGGCATGACGAATGGAATACTATCATAGATAAGGTAGCAAATAAGATAAAGGATTACAGAGCGCAAACATTTGTAGAGGTGAACAATCAGGGAGATGTATTCTTTGAAATGCTACAAAATAAGTGTTACGAATATGTACACCCATTTGTTACGAGTGTTTCAACTAAACCGATTATGATTGAGGACTTAGCTGTATTATTTGAAAGTAAAGAAATAAGCATATTAAATGAGAATTGGCTTGTAGATGAATTAAACGCATTTACTTATATTTACAATGAGAAAACTCGTAGGGTACAATATGGAGCACCACAAGGTGTACATGATGATGGGGTAATGAGTTTAGCATTAGCAATACAATCAGTAAAAAAGAATAGTAGAAATGGGTACTTCGAAGTATATTAAGGTCTCAGCACCTAAAACAATTAATGATTTAAGAATTAGACACGTTGAAGTGTTGACTAATCCAAAGTTCCAAAAGAGCTTTGATATTGAACTTATGATTGAGTTCGTCTCTCTTATCACAGGAGCGAAATTAAGCGATTTAAGAAAGGCTTATATATCAAACATAGAAGATGTATATAAACACTGCATAACGTTGTTTAATGATTACAAACCTATGAAACCAAAGGAACAGATTATTGTTAATGGTCAGTTATTCGACTTGGTAAATCCTTCGAAAGTTGGGATAGGTTGGCACATAGATGTATCTAATTCAGACTTTACTAAACAACCTGAGAAGTTGGTTGCAATGATGTACGTTGAACACGGAACTACATATGGAGAGCTTGACGAAAACAAGAATATGAAGCACCCAAATAGTGTACGTATGGAGCTATTTAAAGAGCATTTGCCACTACCTATATACCTTAATTGCGTAGATTTTTTTTTGCGACAATCACTCAAATCAATGAACAAATTCATGGAAAGCAAAATAAAGAGGGTGAAGATAAAGGGAACGTTAAGCAATCTTATGTTTGGGAGCAATTAATACACTATTTATCAAAAGAATTTTCATGTACTTGGGAAGAAGTTACAAGCTGGAACATTTTCACGTTCAATCATAGGTTAAAATTTATTAACTTTACTAAGGAGAAAGAAATTAATACCATACAACGTGTCAATAGAAAGTGATTTAATAGATAGTTTAGATAGTGGAAGGGCTGAAAGTATATTAAAAAATACTTCTGATAATCCTTTGACTGAATTATTATTAAGGCTCACAAATGAAATCATTGAAGATTTAAGGAAACAATTACTTGTACCTAATTCAGAAGGTCATAAATCATATGCGAGTGGTGAATTGGCTAAATCTTTTCAGCCTACAAAACTTTCACCTGAGTTAATCGAAACGTATGCAGCACCACATTGGAAGTATATTAATTATGGTGTAAATGGTATTAAAGTCAATCGAGGTGCACCTACTCATGGAAAAGCACCAAAAGGTAACATGACGTTTTATGAGTCAATTCGTAAATGGATTTATGACAAAGGTATTACACCAAATGAAGAAGGTGTTACACGTGAGCAATTAGCTGGAATGATAGTAAACCACGTTAGAATGACAGGTATCGAAGCTACTCACTTTGCAGATAAAGTGCTAAATAGAGAAAAAAAAGACTATATGAAGGAAAGTATTTCTAACTTAATAGGAGAGTCAATCAAATTAGTAATTAAAAAACCAAAATAATGGGAGTTACATTTAATCAAATTCCACAAGCATACACACCGAGTGACAATCCTATTGTATATGCATTCAGCTACGACAATTACACATTTGAATACAATCACGTGTTTAAGATAAGCGTTACCTTAGATAGTGTTTTAATAGGTGTATTTGACTACTTTCCTATTGTGAATAACTTGAACTATTATACAGGCTATATAGATGTAAGTAATATAGTTAAATCGTACCTTGATAAAGCCACAACAAACCAAACAGGGATAAAGAGTGATGCAGCTAATTATGGCTTACTATCCGTTAATGTTAATTGTTGGTTTTCCTTATCTCCAAACGATGCAGCTACAGACCAATTAGAACAATCAACAGCAGGGAACGTGTACCCATTTAAAGCGTGTTTAAGCAACAAAGAGTTCATGAATTTTAGTTATGCAAACTATTCAATAGGTAGTGTAAATGTTAAGTTCTTAACCGACAATACAAACATAGTTGAGCTAAGGGAAACAGACGAAACGTATTTACAAATAATAACCGATACAAGTAGCACGAATATAGAGACTAAGTTATACGATTCAACAGGCACTTTAATAGCTACCAATAGCACTGCAATGAGTGGTTACAGAATTTCACAACTTAAGTATTCAACAACTATATTATCAACTATTTTCACACCTACGCAAGTTCTAAACGCTTCATATTTCACGGTACAGATAAAGTCAACAGGAGGAACTATTTACTCAGAATTGAAAAGAATTAACATAAATAGAGATACTTGTTTTAATGGAAAGAATTTAGTTTGGTTAAATAAGTTCGGAGCTTATGACACGTTCTTATTCACCTATAACAACATCTTAAAATCAGATATTAGTAGCAAATCATATGGCAAAAAGTTCGGTTCGTTTAATGGCACTACGTACGATTTAGATACAAAAGATACAGGTAGTTTAACCTATTTGAAAACAATAACAGATAAGATACAAATTGTTTCAGATTGGTTATCACAAGTAGAGCAAAATTTTGTAGTTCAAGTTTACGAAAGCCCTTTAGTGTATATTAATGAAGGTACGTTATACGAGAATATAGAGATTGAAAATTCAAGCTACCAATTCAAACAAGCTGAACATGAAGAACTATTCAACGAAATTATAGATGCTAAATTTACTCACACTCGTAAATCGATTAATATATGAACGCTCAATTAATTGTTAATGACTTTGAACTCGATTTAAGTAGTAGTGTTGCTGTGCCTTTGAATTTTGCGATTGCTGACATTAAAGAGCCTCAGAAACGTAGGAGGTCATTTAGTAAATCTATTAGCTTAGAAGGTACGCAAAACAACCTTAATTACTTTGTGAGTGCCTATGCTTTGCCAATGAATTTAGAAGAAAGCACTACTATTTCATTTAGACCAAACGAAAAGCAGAATTGCAAATACTTCAAAGATGGTTTACTTGTATTTAGTGGTAAATTCAAGCTAAACGAGGTTACTATTAACAACGGAATGTACACGTTTGATTGTACTTTATATAGTGACACTGTTGATTATTTCGCTAAACTAAAAGATAAGAAGTTGAGCGAACTTGACTGGTCGGAATACACCCATAATTTAACACGTACGAATGTTGTTAATAGTTGGACTGATTCTATTATTAAAAATAGTGTAGTTACTAAGAATTTTGGAGCAGATAAAAGAGGCTATCAACCTAAAGGCTTTGGTTATGTTTACCCAGTTGTTGATTATGGTTATCCAAAAGCGAACTTTATCACTTTTAAAACAGGAGATTTAGCACCTTTCGTTTATGTGAAAGAGTGTATTGAGAAGATATTTAGCTATGCATTAGAGAATACAGGTTACACTATTGATTTAACAAGTGGTGTGTTTGCTTCGACTAACTTTAATAAGCTAATATATGGCTTTGGTGGAGGTGAAAAGACTAAGCTAAATGATTCGGATATTGCGAAATTAAGGATGCAAACTATCGGTACAACTGACAATGTTACTAAGAAGATGAGTATTAACGCAACAGGAAGCAGAAAAGAGTACATTGACACTATTAACCTATTAGCTTCGAGTGGTATATATAACCAAACATCAGTCATTCAAGATATTAATACAATTAATTCTGTTGGTCAAATAACAATGAGGTCGACAGGTAATTACAAGGTGCGTTTTCAAGGCACATTAAAAGTTAAAATGACTTCTGTTGATGGCGGACATAGTGATTTCAATATTGCTATGTATAACAACAACACGCGTGTATCATTTAAACAGGAAAGAAGATATATAACAACAGCATATCAAAATGTAACATTTGATGAAGTTGTTGATTTAAGAAATGTTGCTATTAATGATGTGTTAAAATTAGAACTTTCATTTTACGCGGAGTCAAATCCAAGGAGTGCGAATAATATAGTGTACGAATGGACTGCGATTGATTTTGATGTTACTTCTTTGGATGGCGCAACAGGAGACAACTCACCAATTCGATTGAGCAATTTTATACCTGACATTAAATGTTCGGAATTTCTTACAGGCATCATGAATATGTTTTACTTATACGTGAGTGATCCAATCGAGAATGTAATTACAATAGGTACGTTGAAAGATTTTTATCAAGATGAAGCACTTTCAGAGGATTGGACTGATAAGATTGATGATAAAAGAGATATTAAAATACAATCAAACGCATTTGTTGAGGGTAGTAACTATGTGTTTAGATACAATGAAGAAAATGACTATTATAATACACAATATAAGAACATCACAGGTCAATCGTATGGACGTTATGACTTAAACGTTGACACGTGGCAAACAGGTGATAGGGAATGGGTGTTACCATTTTCGCAATATGTACCGATTAAAATTGAGAATTCAGAGCTTAGAATAATTAAAGTAATTGAGTCTACAAACGGAGTGGATAAGCCTTATAAAGGTAAAGGTATGATTATGTATTACAATGGTGTTAGACGTGGGGATATGTACATTGCTAACAATAACGATATTACGAAAGACTTAAAATATACCTACCCTTTTATCCATCATTTTAGGTTTAAAAACGAAAACGCCTACATAACTCCTGAGTTTGATATCCATTTTAGTTCACGTTCATACACATTCGATGGCATTCAAGCCTATCCAAGTATTAACCTATTTACGAAATATCACGAAAAATTTGTAAATGAGTTGACCTCAATTGATAGTAAATTGGTAAATTTATACATGCACTTAAAATCAAAAGATATTTATTCCTTAGACTTTTCAACGTTAAAAAAAATAGATGGCGTGTTATATCGTTTGAACTTAATTAAAGACTTCGATAGTGATGCGTTTGAAAGTACGGAAGTTGAACTATTAAAATACCTTAGATAATGGCTACGATTAACATAAAATCAACGGATGATTATACGTTACAAATATGGAGTATATTTTGGTATGTTTCAACGTGGTATAATGGTAGCTATGTTTTAACAAGTGCAATTGATAGTTCAACAGGTGAGTATAACACGGAAAACATAGTAGACTTACAAGGGGCTGGAACGTATGCTGCAAGTCTTAACGCTTCGTCAACTTACGGAGGTTTTACAGACTGGTATTTACCAAGCATTGAGGAGTTAGAAGATATGTTTGCTTTGGGTGGTGGTTCAATAGGTACCACAGATATATATTGGTCCTCAACAGAAATAGACTTAAACAATGCTTACGCTTTCGATACAACAACAGGACTTCGTATAAGTGCTAATAAGAATGTTAGTTACCTATCTATACCTACGAGAAAGAATGCAATAAATAACACTATCGTATTAAATAGAATGAGTGACGCCTCAAAGAACGCACCTATTATTAGTGGAGGCGTAAATAATGAAGATGAAGACGTATATAAATTGATAGGAGGTTTAAATGGTATTAGTAAAAATTCTAAAATAATAATAAATGAGTGATTTAACAGCACGAATAATAATAAAAAAAGGTGAGGGAACTCCCACTATTCCAACAAGTAGCGACCATAGAGATGGAAGTTGGTTATCTACAGATTTATATATCGGTGAGTTTTACATGAACACTTTAACAGGTGGCATTTACACGCGTACATTAAGTGGAATAGAAGAAATCATTTATGATGTTGCAAATTTTGAAGTTTTAGCAAATAAAGCAACTGATTTTACTACTATAAATAATATTAAATATCCAACTACTCAGGCAGTAGAAAATCAAATTGATGCTAAATTATTAGCTGAAAACTATTGGATTGTTGGAAGTGCAGAAATTGCGAGAGGTTACAGAGCGCAACACAACTCAACAACGGTATTAGCTGAAAACATTGCAACAGGTACGCTACAAGGTACAGCAACAGCGGTGGCAGTATCAAACACTTCTATACTAACTAAAAAAACACGTTTAAAAATAGGTGTATCAACACCTGCTACGAATGGTATTTGTGGCTATAGGTCAACAAGTGCGTTCAACATTATTGGTACAGGGTGGAAATTTTGCGTTGGGTTTGGCGTAAGTGATACAGGATTTAACACAAACGCGCGTCAATTCTATGGAATGACAGCAACAACAGCTTCATTGGGCATATCTTCTACTATATCTATTGAAAGTTTGACTAATATTATAGGCATTGGCTCAGATGCTTCAGATAGTAATTTACAGATATTTCATAACGATGCGACAGGCACGGCGACAAAGATAGATTTAGGCTCAAACTTTCCTGCAAATAGAACAAGTGGTGCGGTTGCTACTGATTTTTTTGTGTTTGAAATGTACAATCCTTTTGATTCTATGAATGTATATTACAAAGTTACTTCTTTAGAAAATAACGTGACAATTGAGGGTACTATCACAACTAATTTACCAAGTGATACAACGCCAATAACTATGCAGGCGTGTAGGACTTCTGGAGCGTCTTCAAATGCTTGTTCGTTTGATATTAGTCAATTAACTTTAAATTGTTTGTCATGATAGAAGTAATACAAGAAGTAAGGGGAGCTTATACCTATGTAGAAAGTGTTTATTCTAACATTATTAGAGTAGGTAACGAAGTTTTAAACGCTAACGTTTCCGCAGAAATAACAGCACAAGAAACAATTATTAACGATTATATTGCTTCATTATAATGGCAGAAGAAATAATTTTTAAAGTAGGAGTTGATACAGGTGATTCAGTTCAAGACGTTAACAAGGTAGGGGATGCTATTGAGGGAGTAGATAAAGAGGCTAAGAAAACAAGCGGAAGTTTCGTAAACCTTAAAAAAGAACTTAGACAACTTACTATCCAATTGCAAGGACTTGACCCAGCGAGTAAAGAATTTGAGCAAGTAGCAGCGAGAGCAGGTAAAATCAAAGAACAATTACGAGGTGTTGCCGATGCTATTAACGATGCAGACCCTGAGAAGTTTGGAGGTAAGTTCCAACGTACAGCAGAAGGAATTGCAGGTGCTTTCTCAGCAGTTACAGGAGCACAAGCGTTGTTCGGTAAAAATAGTGAGGAAATAGAAAAACAAATGCTTAAAGTTCAAGGTGCAATTGCTTTGACTCAAGGTATTAGTGCTATGAAAGAGCTACGTAATGATAGTTTAGAACTTGCAAACTCTATTAAAGGTAAAGTATTAGGTGCTTTCGCTTCATTGACCACCGCAGAAATAGCCAATGCACAAGCAACAGGCACAATGACTGCAATACAAAAGGTTTACACTTTGGTTGTGGGTACATCAACAGGTGCATTAAAAGCCTTTAAAATAGCTTTAGCAACAACAGGAGTTGGCCTATTAATTGTTGGTTTAGGTTTATTGGTTAATAAATTAATGGACACATTTAAATCAACTGAAGAAATCATTAAATCAAACGAAAGACTATTAAGGTCAAATAGTAGATTGATTAACCAAATCAGCGAAAGAAGAGAAAAGTTAGATAAAGATATGCAGAAGCAATTAGCCTATGCCGATGCAATGGGAAAATCTGAGGAGGATAAATTTAAGATAACTAAAAACTTTGGAGATAAAACTATTGAGCAAAACAATAAAGAAATACAAACAAGATTAGACAACGTAAATAAATTAAAAGCTATTGATTTAGGTGTGCAAGCGAGTTCACGTGAACAATATAATGAGTTGGTTAAAGAGAATAAAAAGAAGGTTGTTGCTGAATGGACTAAGATAGCGGAACTTAAAACGGCAAATGAAGATTTAAAAGAAAGCTTAAAAATTACGCAAGTAAAATTGAACACCGATTTAAAAGGTGAACAATCGAAAGCGGATGAAGATGCTATTGCTAAACAAAAAGAGAAAAACCAAAAAATAAAAGAGGAAAAATTAAAAGCAGCAGAAGAACAAAAAGCACTTGAAAGAAAAATAATTGATTTAACTATTGCCAATATTGAAGATACAGATACAAGGGAACTTGTCGCTTTAAAAGAAAAGCATAAAAGGGAGTTAGAAGAAATCAGTTTGCAATATGGTAAGAAAAAAGAATTTACAGAACTTGAGAAACAATTAAAGATTCAACAAGCGATTGAAGAACAAGCCTTAGCAGAACAAGTAAAAAAAGATAAGGAATTAAAAGATAAAGAAGCAACAGACAAAGCTAATTTAGATGCTAAATCCAAACTTGAAGCGGAACTAATTCGAGCAGAAGAGGATTTTAATTTAAAACAACAAAAAAGGATTGAATTAGAGAATTTAGACTTTGCTCAACAGATGCAAAACAAGAATTTAACTAATGGTGAAATTGAAAAAATAAAAGCACAACATGAAGCTAATTTAGTAGGTATAGCAGACGAGAGTAAAGAGCGTCAATTACAAATAGACTTAGCCTTAAAAGAAAGTAAACAACAATTAATAACAGCGGTTGGATCAATCTTTGGAGAACTTGCTGGTTTAGCTAAACAAGGTAGTGCAATTCAAAAGGCTTTCGCTATCACACAGGTCGCAATAGACACAGCAACAGCAATAAGTGGCTTAACAGCTATTTCATTTAGCCCAGCAAATCCAGCTAATAAAATCAATCCTCTAGCACCTTACATTCAGTTAGCGACAGGTACGGCTAAGATATTCGCAAGCATGGCACGTGTTAAATCTATTTTAGGCAGTGGCGTATCAGTAGCACCACCAACAACAGGAGGAGGAGCGAATGCAAATTTAGGAATAGCAGGAACGGGAATATCACAACCACAACAAGAAGTAAAGGCACAAAGCACGTTTAAAGTTGTAGTTGTAGATAGTGATATTACGAAAATGCAAGATAAAACAAAAAAAGTACAAGCGATTAGTACTATTTAACATAATAATTACTATATTTAATCAACAAAGTTCTTTTATATGCTACCATTTTACGAGCTAACGATTGACGAAAGTCAAGATACAGGTGTAGATTTTAACGCTTTCGTGCTAAGACCAGCACATGGAAAGCCTTATTTTGCATTTAATAAAGAAGAAAAGGTAGTATATCATTTCAACGAAGAAAAGAGAATTGTTACAGGTGTAATGATATCAGCAAACACACCTATTTATAGAAATAATCCCGAACGTTTTGTTTTATTTAAAGCAGAAACAATCAAAAAGATTAGATCTAAATTCCACGCTAATAAATTTGAGAACAATGTTAACGTTGAACACGATAGCAATCGCACGTTAAGTGGTGTTAACATGGTATCTTCTTACATTATTAGTGATACTAAACAACTTCCTTTACAATTCAGAAATCAAAACCTACAAATCGGTACTTGGATAGCTTCTTACAAGATTGAAAATCCTTCAATTTGGAGTGCCGTAAAAAAAGGAATGTTCGGAGGGTTTAGTGTTGAAGGGTACTTCGATAACAAAGTAATTAACTTAAAAAAAAAGATAAATGAGTAAACCTATGAAATCGATTTTCGACTTCTTTAAAAAAGAGGAAGAAATCAAAGTAACGTTTGCAGAAATTACTACCATTGATGGTGTTGTGATGCAGTACGATGGCGATTTAGCAGAAGGTTCGGCGGTGTTTGTTTTGGATGCAGAAGGTAATCAAATACCAGCTCCAGAAGGTCAATACCAAGTTGAATTGGAAGGTATTAAAATCGTAAACGTTGACGTTAACGGAGTTGTTACAGCAATTGAAGATGTTGCAGTAGAAGAGGAGCCAATGGCAGAAGAAATGATGTCTAAGGTTGAGTTTTCAGCTATGACTGAAAAAATCATTAATGATATTGATGCAAGATTCAAATCATTAGAGGATAAATTCAATGAGTTAGCAACAGCGAAAGAAAGCAAGTTCAAAGACGAACGTAAAAAAGTAGAAACAAGTAAAGAAGCAATGAGTGTTTCAGAAATTTTAAACCAAGTAAAAAATAAGTAAAATGAGATTAGACAAAACATTGAAAGACAAATTCGGATATGATGTATCAGGATTAGCAGCATGGAAAGATAACACACTTCCAAACATCACAGCAGATTTAGTTGGAACTTCGACTTTCTTAGAAAAATTAATGTTAGAAGAAGGAGTGAAAGGTTCAAGAGAGATTGCTCTTTTATCTTCTTCTGTATCTTTACAAGCGAAAGCAGCGTGTGCTCCTTCACCTGATGGTTCTGTAGTTTTCACTGAGAAAGTGTTGACAACTAAACCATTATACATGGGGGTTGAGTTTTGTAATGAAACTTTAAACACTAAAATGACACAGGTGTTAAATGCTTTGGGAATGAAAAACCAAGAAGGACAACTTCCTGCACCTTTGGAGACTATCCTTATGGCTTACTTGACTAAGCAATTACAAAAGAAAGCAGAGCGTATAGTTTGGTTAGGTGATACAACATCATTAGATACTGAATTAGTACACTTTGATGGATTAGTTAAGACTTTGAAAGCAGATACAGCAGTTTTAAAAACTACTACGACTTACGCTACAATCACAAGTTCAAACGCTTATGCGGCAGCTTACGAAGTTTTCACTAAAATACCAGCTGAAATCTTTGATAACCAAATGGAGGTTGCTATCTATACAGGTCGTACAGAAGCATTAAACATTATTGCAGCATGGAACACGTCAAACCCTTATGATAGAATTCAACCTGTTAACGAAGGAGGTGCATTACGTTTCACTTTGCCGCAAACAAACGTTGAAGTATTGACTGTACCAGCTTTGGACGCTTCAAATGAAATGTTTGCTATTCCTACTTCATTGGTATTTTTAGGTACTGATTCACGTGAGGATGAGAATTTCGATATTAAGTACGATGCTTACAATGAGAAGTTGAAAGTTGATACTTCTTTCAGATTAGGTGTTCAATATGTATTCCCTCAGTATTTCGTAAGAGTAAAAAGAGCATAATTATTAATTGAAGGGGTGTAATAGCCCCTTTATAAAACTTTAAAAAATATGTGTGAATTAACAGCAGGTTTTAATGCTTTGAATTGCGATAGTGTAGCTGGTGTTTCATCATGGAAAATCGGTTCATTACGTGACGAAGCAACAGGAGCAGCTAACTACACTTATTCTCGTACAGATGGATCTATTACAGCTATGGCTAACGTAGGTTTGAAATTGTTTTACGGAATAACTGTTGATGCTGAAATGAGTGATTTCGTAGTTAAATCAATTGGAACACGTGAAAACGCTTCTAGTGGTTTTGAAATTACAGGAAATATTAAATTAGCAGGTAACACTGCAACAATGATTCAACAATTAGAAGACCTTTCAAAAGATAGACTTTGTTTGATTGCTACTTTAAATGATGGTACAAACGAAGTATTAGGTTTAGATAACGGATTGAAATTTAATTTTGAACGTGCTTCTGGAAGTAAATTTGAAGACATGAACGGAGTTACTTTGACTTTCGTAGGTAAAGAAAAGAAAAACGCGCCGAAGATAAGTGATGCTATCGTAGCAACTTTAATTGCGTAATTTGAATTGATTATTAATTGAGGGGGAGGTTTTTGCTTCCCCTTTTTTATTATGTTAAATATGGAATACAAAAAAGAATTTGAAAACAGCAACGTATATATAGACAAATTGAAATGTTTTATGATTGCGAATACCGAGAATAAAGAAATTTTAGCTAAATTTATACCTATAATCTTTGAAAATGATGTTAATACTAAGGCAAGCGAGCCTAAACCAAGTCGCGTTAACGTTAAGCGAAAAACAAAATGATTTAAATCCGTTGATTTGGTTATTTAGATTTATTAATGAGCAATCAAAAGAAGACTATTTTTGCAACTTAACCGACCTTAGTGGATCACAAGATAGGTTTAATTTGTTTCATTTAATCGAAGGTACAAGCATAACTTTGCCTTTGGGTGAATATACCTATGAAGTGTATCAAATGCCTATAACAGCGAGTAATATATATGCAAATGGTTTACTTTGCGAAACAGGAAAAGCACGTGTAAAGACTGCGACTACTTCACCTTATCCAACTTACTATAATACACCGACAACACGCAAAATATATGAGTGATAATTACATATTTAGAGAGGCAAAGATTCCAATGCCTACTGAGAAACAGAAAGCTGGTCAACAATGGGTGGCATGGGGTGAAGATAATCTTTATCCTCAATTTTTAGTTGGTCTTTATTATAATAGTTCTATTCATCAAGGTATCGTAAATAGTAAGGTTAAATACATTTCTTCAAATGGTTTAGATTCTAAGACTACGGATGTTGCAAAATGGGATTTGATTAAGAAGAACGGAAACGCTCCTTTTAGCTTAGATGAGATTTCTGCAATGATTTGCAAAGACTTTGAGTTATTGGATTCTTTCGCTATTATGTTCAAGAAAAACATTATTTCTAAATTTTGGGATATGCACCATATTTCTGCGGAACTTATCCGTAAAGGTGAAACAAGTGAATACTTTTATTACTCTGAAAATTGGAAAGAACGCAACCAAACGGAAGAAAAAACAGGTTTCAAAAAGATTAAGAACATTGAAGACGTTACAGACCAAGATACTGAATGTGTTTTATACGTTTCTTCAAGAAGTAAACAGCATATTGTTGACGAAAAAACAGGTATGCTAACTAAATCTGTTTATCCTATTCCTTCATATAGTGGGTGTATCAACTCCATTATGGCATCTATTGAAATGAATTATTTCAGATACTCTGAAGTAGTTAATTCTTTCAAAGGTGGCACAATGATTAACATACCAACAGGAGCGCCTGAGAATGAACACGACAGAAAGAAATTAGTTAACCAACTTAAAGGAGAAAGTACAGACCGAGATAAACAAGGCGGTATTATCGTAACCTTTTCGAGAGGTAGCGAAAATGCAC